AGGCGCTGCAAATTAGCGATTGACGGCGCGGTCGGTCGCCGGCACTGTTGCTTGCAGACGGCGAGTTAACGGCGGGATTGATCACCCGCGCGGCATCTCACGGGCTGGAAGGCGTTTGCCGATAACGTTCGGCGCGGACACCGGGTTAAACGCTGTGAAGCGTTGCGCCGCTCGGAGCGCGCATTGATGATCGGACGGCGGCAGGGCGCCGAAGCGGTGCGGCCAGATAAAGGCCGGAGCAACATCGCCCCAGCTAACCGGGTCATTGACCGCCATAGCCCGACGGCAACCCAGCGAGCGGCGCGTCCTTAGCGTAGCCGCTCGTCCCGCCACCTGCGCCAGAGCCGCCAACAACCATCGGCCCGGCGCCGCGGTAGCGCTTACCGAGCGCGAGCAACTCTTGGCCGTATTGCGTGCTGCCATAACCGCCCGACGATGCCCAGTCCGCCACGGTGAGCGACAGTGTGCCACTCCGCACCGACTGCATCCCGCCCGCCGCCAGTGCTGCACCTTGCGCGTTAGGATTCAGCCCGTCGACCGTCATGCGGTGCGCCGCGAGCAGCATAACGGCGCGCGCCCATGCGGCACCCCAGCACGACTCGGGACCGAGGTCCGCCGCCGCTTCGTCGAGATACGCTTGCACGGTCGCATCGGCCACGCTGGCGGCCCACACGTAGCGCGCTTTGAAGTTGGCGGGCGTGGGGTTAGCCATCGGCGCGAACGGTCTCAAGCAGCTTGTCGCGGCCCAGCTTGTGATGCGGCTTCTTGCCCGCGACAACCTCGTAAAGCTCGCGGAGTTCATCGTCGCTCATCGCGTCGAACGCGTCGGCAGTCGCGGCGCCCGACTCGGTAAGCTCGAATACCCCACACGCCTTAACCGCCAGCACCATCCGGTCGTCAATCTCGATCGGTTCGGAAGTTTCGCGCGCGCCGATGCGGTGCTCGGCGACCATCTGCGGGCTGTTCGTGAGGTTTTTCAGTATATACTGGGTCATGCGCGGCAAGGTAGCACGCGGCGATGCGATTGGCTATTGACGGGGGCGTCAATGCGCGGTAGGTGAGTCGGAGAGTTACAGAGGAGTGAGACAAATGACCATCAACGAAATGATTGAGACGCTCAAAGCGATCGTTGCCGAAGACGAATACCGCGCGGACATGCGCGTAACGTTTGGTGAAAACGTGATCGATGTTGAGAATTGGCGCGTCGGATGGGACCGCCACAATCTCGCAGTGTTGAACCTCGTGGGACCCGGTGAGCGAGCGCCATCTCGTACATAGTCCGCAGCGCCACGGGCCTGCCGGTCGCATCGTTCGATTCGCTGGAGCGCGCCCGCGCGTTCCGCGACGATCGGGCCGCCCGTGGGGTGCGCGTTACGGTGCATGAGAGCCGCACGGTTGAGAAGCTGGTCGCGTGACTGACACCCTCCGCCAGCACCGCGAGCGACAAGCCCGCGAAATGCTCAAGCGCCGCGAGCGTGAACTGCGGCGCGAATATTGGGAACGAAAGGCTTGGAAATGGCAGAGTCAGTGATGGGCTGGTCCGTCGACATCAACCACGAGGAATCGATCAGCGCGATACGGGGCGAACCCCCCATCCGCGTGGTGATTACTGGCGCCGATTGGGGCGAAATCAAAGAAGCCTACGCCGCTATGCTGGACTCGCTGGAGATCGCGCCATGACCCCCGCACACATCATCGCGCTGCTCACCTGCGCCGGCATCATGGCGTTTAGCGGTTGGGTCATTTGGCGGGAGTTGCGGAAGTGAAACAAGGGATCGCCCCCGCCGCGTGGCTCGCTCTATGCTTTCTGCCCGCGCCGTTCGGAACATTCTTCCTATGCGCGTCGATCCTTCTGGGGCTTATCGTGGTCGTCGGCGTCCTGACCGAGCTACCACTATAACCCTAGACGATGCACTCGAATGGCTGCGCGCCGACACCGACGATCTAATCGAGATGCGGCGGCTGTTGATCGCCAACCAACTGGACCTTGCGCGCGACTTGGCGATTGCCTCGCAGACGCGGCTCACGTTGGCCGATGCGCTAGATAAGAAGAGAGCCGCCCCGCGTTAGCGAGACGGCCACTAAAGAAACTCCGTTAGATTTACTCGAACAATTCAACTTGGACCTTCCAGGTCAAGCCCGCTAACGCCAAGCGCCCGCTGCACATTGCCCATGCTGTCGGTGAATACGGCCCCGCCAGCATCGAAGACGGGCAATGGCGGCATCAATGTTATGCCGTCACTCAGCAAATACGGCGTGTCGGTCTCGAATATCTCAATACCGCCTTCCACTTCGTAAACGCCAGTGGCTTCCTGCCCATCCGGGACGACGAAGGTTATGCCAAGCGGTTCCTTGGGCATTTACTTTTCCTTGCGCGGGCGGCCACGTTTAGGCGAGGGCTCGACCGTCTTGCCATCTTCCCATGTTTCACCCGGCGCGATAGTCACGCCGCCGAATATCTGCTCGACCTTAGCGCGATTGACGATTTTCATTCCGTCACCTCCACGGCCTTTTGATCCGACCAGCCGCTCTGTCCAGCGGCAGAGATCGCCGCAATGTCAACCGTATATTCGCCGGGTTCTAGCGGGATTTCATGATCGCCGGTTTCAGGCTCGACAATCGTTACGTCGCTTTCATCGACGCGGATGGCAATGCCAGTTAGCTCATATCCGTTGTCATCAGGCAGCGTCGTAATCGTGACAATGGCCTCGCCTTCGTCGGGAGCGACAGACCAGTCATCGGAGCCGAACGCATCGGGCGGAACCGCAATCGTTGCGTCGATTTGGCGCGCGCGGACGTACGTGTTGAACAGGCTCAATTCGCGCCCCTCGAGATCGCCGATGCCCTCGCCAAAGGAGGGGAACTCGACGCGCGCGCCGTCAACGTCTGTGAAGAAATAGGGCCGGTTAACACGGTTGCGGCCTGCGACTACAGCCATATTCGGCCCTTTCTAAAGAATGGGGCGACCCGAAAGCCGCCCCACGCAGTCCTTACGGTGCCGGCGTTACGCCATCGATATAGCGCACGGCGTCGCGAATCTGGATCAACTGGCCAACGCGGCCGATCCCCGGCACGGCCCACTGAAGAGGGCCGTCCTGATAAACCGGCTGGAAGTTGAATGCCATCGGCATCGGCAGTTCCAGAGCGTCCTGCGAGTTGCGATAGCCGACCGCGCGACCCTGTCCGGCCACATTGGCGGGGCTGGTCGTGGTAGCCGCAGCGGCGAGCGCAGGCATCTCGCGGATCGTGACCGGCTGGCCCGTCCGCGTGGTATAGATGTTATTCGCCATGAACGACTGAAGGATGGTGAAGTTCGGGCTCGTCACGCCATAGGGGGTCGTGGCGATGTAAGTATAGGCGAGCGGCGGGAGCAGGATGGTATCGCCGATGAGCGAAGCCAGAATGCCCGACGCCGCGGACGGACCCATGAGCAGCGAGTTGAGTTCTGCAACGATCTGCTCGGGGGTCTTGAGCCCAACGCCATTCGCGTCGACCCAGTTACGGGCCGAACCCGTCCCGGTGTTCGGCGACAGTGCGGGCGTAACGCCTGCGAGGTTGAGCAGCCCCGTCCAGCCCGGATGGCCGGCGCCATAGAGCGCGGTTTCCGCAACGAAGATGTCTGCCGCCTGTCGCGCCGAGACAGCCTTGCGAGCGGTCAGCGGGTAGCCCGCAAACATCGCCTTGCCCACCTCTTCCACGTTGTAGCGGTACCCGACCGCATACATCGCGAACTGCGAGTTGACCGAGATAAGGTTCACATCGGCAAGCGGAACGTCCTTGGCATAGCCAGACTGCCACTGCGCGGCGCCGGTAAGGTCGCCGACCTGGAAGTCAACGCCGCTCGCCCACTCGGGGTAGTCGGTATTGACAGGAACGAGTTCAGCCCAGTTTACGAGGTCGTATTCCTGGTTGAACGCGCGGCTCGAAAGGACCGTGGTCTGCTGGCGAAGGAAAGCCAGACCCTGTGCGTCGGTGATACTCATAATTAGCTACTCCCTTACGACGCAGCGGTGATTGCGGCGCTGTCAGGCGCAACGCGGAAACGGATGACCGCCGGCTCGCCGATTTTGGCGGGCTGGTCATAACGACAGCCGGGGAGCAGCATGAAGCCCGTGCCCGTTGCCGCTCGAAACGTATTATCGGCGGGGTTCCACCAGACGAGCCCCTGCGCGGAAAGCGCAGCGCCAGCCGGTGCGCCGAAAATAACGCCCTCGTCCGCAACACCGATCTTTTCGCCATCGGCATAAACGGTCTGGGTCGTTCCGGCGGTCGTGATATTCTCGCGGGTGAAACCGGCGAAAACCTCGGTCGTGGCGAGCGCTTTAACGATCGCGGTGCCGTCGCCGGCCACGCCGTTACGCGAAACGGGGTGACCAAAACCGATCGGCTTGGTCGCCGTGCCGGAGACGAACGCGGTAAAAGCGTTCCACTCTTCCATATTCTGGAACTGGCCCGGCTTGCCCTTCGCGGGCTTCGTCAGGGGGGTGGGAAGAATTGCCATTGTTCGGTGCTCCTTAAGCGCGCTTGGTCATGCGGGCGAGATAGCCAGCGTGAGCATCGTCGTTCGCAACGGTCTTGCCCGCCGCATCGGTCACGGCGTCGGACAGCGCGCCCTTGCCGTCTTCAACGAGGCCATCGAAGCGTGCGGCGACATAATCGTCCGACTTGCCCGCAGCGACCGCGTCGCCCAGCTTCGCCACAACGGCGGCGCGGCGGATGTCAGCGGCGCTCTTGCCCGCCGTATCGCCCAGCTTGTCGCCAACGATGGCGCGCGCCCGTGCGACGACTTCGGCCTTTTCGTCGGCCAGCTTGTCGATAGCGGCCTGATCGGGGGCGCTCGCCTTGAGCGTCTCGATCTCGGCGTCCTTGGCGGCGAGGTCACGATCGCGGGCCGCAACGTCGGCGGTCAGCGCGGTGATGGTCGCCTGAGCGTCGGCGAGCGCGGCGTCACGCTTCGCAAGCGCCGCCTCAGCCGCATCGGTGACGAGCAAGGGAAGCCCGTCGAACGTAATAGTTTTCGTGGTCACGATCGGACCCTCCTTCTCTGTGGGTGGGAACGAATCCCCGATAAATGTTCCGGCGCGGGGGTTAGCCACGATGGCGATGTGATTGCCTTGGATCGGCCCGACCATGCGGCCATCATAAGCCTCGCCGCTATCCGTAACGCCCGCGGTCATGTCAACTTCAACGGCATACCCGGCGCTCAAGCCGCGCTTGCCCGCCTGCACCGCGTCGATAGCCTCGCGGTCGGTCAGCATGAGCGGCACGACGACGAACTCGCCGTCGCGCTTAATCTCGCCGCCTGCGATACCCCGAGCGAGGTCGCGATAGTTATCGGGCGTTACGTCGTCGGTCGGATGATCCAGCGTGATCGGCTTATGCGCCCACGTCGCCATGCTCGCGTCGCTAAACACGGTTTCTTCGGGCCGATAGATGTTGAGCATCGCTTTATCGGCGCGCCCCATCTCATGCCCGGCGTACTGATACATCCCGGTGCGGGCGATGCGCGCCTCGGTCAACAGATACCCGTCGGCCGTGCGGCGAAACTCGCCAGTGGTTAATTTATCGGACACGCAAAGCTTCATGGGGTCGCACTGTAGCGACGTCTAGCAGGGTTGGCTATTGACGGCGGTGTCAGGGCTGGGTAGGGTCGCGGCATAGAGGAGATATTGAGATGGAAATAGGGAACGGGCGGCTTTTGCTCGGCGATTGTTTGGAGCAAATGGCGACGCTGCGGAACGCATCGGTCGATATGATTCTATGTGACTTGCCCTATGGCACGACGCAAAATAAGTGGGACTCGCTCATCCCGTTCGAACCGCTCTGGGCGCAATACTGGCGCATCGCTAAACCGAACGCCGCGATCGTGCTGACCGCTCAGTGCCCGTTCGACAAGGTGCTCGGCGCGTCTCAAATCCAACATCTAAAATATGAGTGGCTTTGGATTAAGCCGAACGGCACCGGGTTCCTAAACGCTAAAAAAGCGCCGCTCAAGAATGCCGAGAATGTGCTAGTGTTTTACAAAGCGCCGCCGACGTACAACCCGCAAATGCGAACGGGTTTTAAGCCCTATCGCGCCGTGCAAGGACGGAAGTCGAGCAACTATGGCCACGTCAACCCGGACCACGTAACCGAGTCGAACGGCGAACGATACCCGGTCCAGACGCTAGAGTTCGCGGCCGAGAAGGGCATTCACCCAACCCAAAAGCCCGTTGCGCTATTCGAGTACCTCATCCGAACATATACCCAGCCGGGCGAGACCGTTCTAGATAATTGCATGGGCAGCGGAACGACCGCAATAGCAGCCGAACGCTCGGGCCGTCGCTGGATCGGCATCGAGCGCGACGAGGGATATTATAACGCGGCTCTGGCGCGCATCTATGAGGCCGTCACTCAACCTGCTCAGCCGTAACAGCCTCGCCCTCGAGCCGAAGCCACATTTGCTCCGTACATCCGCAAAATACCAGTTCCCCCGCCCGATCTGCAGGCGGCGGCCGCAACCCAGTGCGCTTCGCTTCGGCCTCGCTCGTCGCGTAATGCTTGCCGTCCCGCGCGAGATGTTCGGGACGATAATTCTGCTTGTGCGATGAACGCCAAACAAATTCACCGATCTGCATTTCAGCGCCCCGAGCGCGGGTGAGAGCCGCGCTAAGCTTAGTCGTCTGGTCCGCAGCGATGTTATTAGCGCGGCGGCGACCAATCCCGGCAACCTCTGCAATCTCGCGCCCGATCGTCCGCGGCGGCGTACCGGCCCGAAAGCCCGCAAAAAACACATTAGCGATTCGCTGCCGCATATCCTCCGAGACGTTGCGGATGAGCGACGTGTTCCAAGCGATGGCTTCCTGCACGGTCTGGCGCACGTCGAACGGGCTGAGCATCGTGGACAGGTCGACCCGCGCCGCACTGAGCGCGCCGCTTATGACGCGGTTACGGTGCCACCGCTCGACGCCAGACGCCCACACGTCGAGCGCGCCGCCCGTTACGGTGAGGTTGGCGACAAGCACCTCGACTTCATGCGCCAGGGCCGCTTCCTTCGACTCATACTCGGGGATGCTGTCTTGCACGGTCGCGCGGTACTCGGGCAACAGCCGAGCGTTCGCGCCGTTGACCCATGCCGCGACGACCTGGAGGTATATGCCGCGCAACTGGTCGCGCTGCGCCTTGGTCGGCACGATGTTGGGTAGCGGGCGGCTGCGTCGGACGCCTTGCGCGCGGGCTAGTTGCTCCAGACTAAAGGGCAAGCGCCACCACCCACCAAGCCAGCTTACAGCCGAGGTGAATATATTGGTCGGTATCGTATGAAATGCGACCGCGACACTTCGAATCGTCTGTTACGAAATGCAACGCAGCTTCTAGAACGAAAAGCCACCAAATTCCTGTGATGAGCGCAACCGCCGCGCCATGAATAGCCGCATGGCCGGCTAAAACTTGACGCCACGGTACCCCGGGGATGGGCGCGGCGGCGTTTTTCGCCTTGGACATGAAGTCCCCCTGCCCCGCATAATCGAAGAAATAGTGCGCCCCAATAAGAGCGATGAGCAAGAGCAAGGGGTCTGTCATTAGTCGTCAAAATCCGGGATATAAACCATAACGGCCTCCTTAGGTTGATCGGGCGGCCAGACTAGCCCGCGCTGACCAATCAGTCAAGCCGCAGGCACCCCCACCGGCGGCACGATGTTGGGTAGCGGGCGGCTGCGTCGGACGCCTTGCGCGCGGGCTAGGGCTTCGAGGTTGATGGGCATGGCGCGGAGTGTGGCACATGGGGGGCAAATTAGCTATTGACGGGGGCGTCAATGTTGCTAGAGTGGGGGCACAGCAACGGAGATATAGAGATGCACATCATGGACCAACTCATCGAGACGCTCGAAAACGACGGTTGGGATCGTGCCGGCGCGGATTATCGTTTCACCAAGTCGATCCCGACGGGCGGCACGTTCGGCCGCGCAACCGCATCGCTCGTTATGGACGAATCGGGTCGCTGGTTGGAATCAATCGACGGCTGGAACCACGTCATCCGCAGCATCGACCTTCGCAACTATCTGAACGACCCGCGCGGCGCTATCGAGGCGGCGGTCGCATGACCGAAGAGGAACGCATTGACGCTTTGCTGGAGCAATTCGGCGAGGCATATCGCGCCTACCACGAATATATGTGCTCCGAGACGTTCAAGGATTTGGAAGCCGCGCGATGGGCGCTTATGGCGGAACTGCCCGCTATTCGCCGACCGCAGGGGGCGTAACAGGCGGCACGCCCAACACCTCATCCGCATCGGGCTCAACGAACTCTTCCTCATCCGCTTCAGGCTCAAGCCCCGGCCACATATCCGACTCGGCCATGGCAACGCGTGCCGAAGCGGCGAGGTCGTCCACGTCGAACGCGCCGCTGTTAACGTATATCATGAATGTATCGGCGCGCTTCTTCTCAATGTCCCAGCGTTCCGTCTCGCTAAGCTGCGACAACGGCGCGAAGCTAAAGTACGGCACCCCGCTCTGCCCGACGTTCGCCGCAATAAACGGGTCGAGCCGATCGAGCACGGGGCGCAACTCGATCTCTTGCCGCGAGTTGACCGCTTTCTCGAAGTCACGCTGTTCGCTATCGCCGCTCGCGTTGAGCCCGCCCGGTGCGACGCCGGCCAACCGCGTGACGGGAATGTCCGTCTCGGCCGCCACGCGGGCGATGAACGCTTCCATGAGTTCGGGGTAGCCCGACACGTTAAGCTGGCGCGTCTCCCACTTATCGCCGGGGTTCTGCGAGCTGCCATCGCCGCCGTCGAGCAGCCGAACGTTAAACATCGACTGCATCAGGCTCGCCGCAGCGATACGCTTGGTGACTTGCGACTCGCCCTCGCACGAGAGGAGCAACTGGCCCAAGCCGGGGATGCTGATCGTGTCGGCCTTGATCTCGGGCAGCAGCGCCGCGACGGTCTGGTGCACGAGGTCGGAGTTGCTCAGCGCGCCCCACAGCGACGTAAGGAGTGGGTCGCCCCAGAAGCGCCCCTCGGTTAGCGGGTCGGGGAGTGCCTGGCCGATGAGCGGGATAACGCGCGATGGATCGACCAGCGTGCTCATGCTGTCGGTCAGGCGATAATATTCGGGTTCGCCATAGAAGGGGCTCGTCGGGTCGCGGTCGATCGCTTCGACGCGCAACTGGTCGGGGCTGAGCACGTGGATGAACGACAGGTCGCCCGGTCGCATCGTTTCGGGTGTGATCGGGTCGGACGGCGCGCCGCGGTTGATGCCGAGCAGCAATGCGCCGCCCCCATAGAGCCGCGCGCGCTGTGCGAGGAGGCGCAGCTTGGGCCACACCTTCAGGCGCGTCTCTTCCGCATAGAGCGCATCGAGTTCGTCGCCCTTCGTCTGCCAATCGCGGCCCGCCCGCGTCATTTCGAGCGGATAGATGTCGTGCACCTTGCGCGTCAAACCGCTGGAGCGATACGCGTTGTTCACCTCGTGGCTGGTGACTTGCCGAACGGCGTAGGTGTTGTAGACGTTTTTATCGCGGCCCGTTCCGAGGCCGGATATTACGTTCATCAGGTCATCGGTTGCGCGCATGGGGCGGCACTGTAGCGGGGTGGGGGGCGGTTAGCAAGGTGGCGCGTCCGGCAAGGGCATCCAATGGGTGGCGGACCCGTGATATGACACGGAACTCCACTGCCCCCTTCGCTCCCCCGTGCTATAAGCATCAACGACCATCAGCCACCGGCCATCCCTCCAATCCTGCCACGCCAGCAACACCGCTCGGTTATGCCTGGGTGGGTCGCTCTCGATACTGCGCCATTCACTCACGGGTTCATCCTCGCATTCCATCGGTCATCAAATTCCGCATCGCGTGCATCGAGCCCTGCTTGGTCTGGGTCGTCGCATTAAGCAAGCGGTTCAAGTTGAGTCTAGCGAAAACCGCGGTCGCTTCTGCTTCCCAAAATTCTGCCATCCTAGCCTCCCCTGCGGCCCGGAGATTCCTCGCGATATTGAGCAAGTTCTTAACGTGCTCCAATCGGGTCTGGAGCGCGGCCGTCATCTTAGCTAAACGCGGACCCGCCGCAAGCAATTCATCGACGAGCACCGCCAATTGGTCCGGGGTTACTGGGGCGCTCACTCAAACGCCTCCCGCAACGTGCGCGCCATTGCAATCGCTTCCTCGGGTCCGTCGGCGCCTAGGGCTTCGCAGAGGTCGTTGCACGCGTCGGACAGCGCAACGATCGCGTGCTCTGGGTCGTCCGGCTCAAGACCATTCGGAACCCACTTCCCGTCCGTGTCGAAAATCGCCTGTTCGCAAGCGGCAAGCTTCGCCTCTAGATCGTCGTGCGCCTGTTGCAACGCGTCGGTCCCGGCGTCGTATTCCTCGGCTTCGCGGAGACGACCCAACAAATCGAGCGCCATATCGGCCTCGGGGGCGTTGCTCGCGTGCAAGCGCTCCAACCATTCGCGTGCTTGGTCTATCATCGGTGCGGCTCCTGCGTTGCGACGCGGTAGCCGTCGGCCCACACTTCGTCGCCTATGACCTGGATGCGGGCGATCATTCACCAGCTCCTTTATGGGAAGGGAGGGCTGCGCGGATGCGGGGCAACACGACAGTCTGCGCCTGTTGCTGGTAAACCATGCCGACCGTCACAGCATCGGCGGCGCCTTCGTCCAGATCGGCCTGCGCGAAGTCATCCAGAAACCCGCCGACATTATCGAGCAGGCGAAGTGCTTCGCCCGCCCCCACGCTTCTTGCCGCTGGGGTATTGGCGAGGGCTGCGCGCATTTGGCGCTCGCGTTCGTGGACCTTCGCGAACACAGCCTTAAGCTCGGGGATCGCATCGACGATTTGATCGACCTTGTTGGCGGCCTGCTCGATGGCTTCCAAATGTCCGGTATTGGAGCGAAGGGCGTCGTCGTGTTCGGTGCGCAGCCGCGACAGTTTGCAAACCAGCCCGAAAAGCTCGGCCATCTCGACCGACATTTTTGAGGGATCGACGTCCACGCTGCTTGCCGTGCTGCTGGAACGGACGCGATAGCGGGCAACGTCGAGCGCGGCGGCCTCTCGAATGTCGTCAGAAACTGGCCCTGCGACTGCGAGAAGCGAATTCGCCAAGTCCCGGTCGGCCTGCGTTACGGGTGTGGTCATATCATCATCTCCTTCAAACCCGCACGATAGCGCCGGATGACGGAGGCGTCAAGCGTTTACCAGCCGGCTAGGGTGTATGACGTTCCGCCCATCATCTCGGCCACGGCGTCCATCAACGGGTCGACCTGATCGTCGTGCGCGCCGCCAAGTCCGTCGAACACCTGCAGTTCGTGGCGCAGCGTTGCGACCCATGGCGCGTCGGCGGGGAGCCACACCATGCCGCTTGCGATCCATGGCGCGGTGTCCATCCCGCGCATGAATTTATCGCGATGGCGCTCGATGCCCGACACGGGGATGTTCTTGCGGCGAAGCGTCTGGATGAGGCCGGTGCCGCTCACCTTGTCCTCGACCTTCATGCCGCGCGGTCGCCATTCGTCGCGATGCTTCAGCCAGAAAGCAATCGCGGTGCTCTCCAGTTCGGGCGCCTCCCACTTACCGCGCACCTGGTCGATGAGATACACGCCTTGCGCCGCTTTGCCCCATAGCTGGATAACGCTGAAGTCGTTGCGCTCGCCGGTCTTTTGGGCTGTATCGGCATAGATGCACGTGTATTCGATCGGCGGGAGTTCATGCCACTCGCGAAAGCCGTCCATGTCGAACAGCGCACCCTCGACGCTGACGGGCCGCTGGGCGTATTGCGAGGCGTAGGTATAGGCATCCGCCTTCAGCACCTCAATCTCGTCTAGCGAGTGCTTCTCCGCCCAAAGTGGGCCGTCTGGCAGGTCATGCTCGACCGGGATGCCGTGCGTCCATTCGCGGGGGTATTCGGCGCTGCGGTCGATCAGTACCGGCAGGTCGAGATGGTGCCACTTCTCGCCCGTGCCGCCCTTGAGCAGATGGCCCACGAAGTCGTCATCGTGAAGACGCTGCATAATGACCACGATTGGCACCCCGTCATGCGCCAGGCGCGAACGGAACGTGTTAGTGGCGCGGCGGTTGACATTAAGGCGCTTGGCTGGGCTGAACGCATCGTCGGGCTTGAGCGGGTCGTCCACGATGAGCGCGCCGGTAAAGCGCGTCTTGTCCATGTAGCCCGCGCGGAAGCCGGTGATCGGGCCGCCCGCCGCTTTAGCCAGCAACCCGCCGCCCTCGCTCGTCTTCCACCGATCCTTGGCGCTGCTATCCGATCGTATCGTTACGGGCTTAGCGCGCTGATATTCCGGCAGCGCGATCAGCCCCTTCACCTTGTCGGAGTTCTCACGCGCTAGATCGTCGCTAAAAGTCGCATGGATGAAGCGAGCGCGGGGGTTGACCGAGAAGCCTTTTGCAATGAACGCAACGACCGCGGCCTCGGTCTTGGTATAGCCGGGCGGCATGGTGATGATGAGGCGCGAAATGGACCCCGCCAGCACCTTGTCGAGCGTTGCGCCGATGACGTGGTGGTGCGGGCCGGTGATGAAGTCCATGCCCTCGCGAAGCGGGAAATAGTAGCGCGCGAAGTCGAGCAGCGGGCCGCTAGGTGCCAGCGCCTCCGCTCGGCGATGGGCTACCAAGGCCGCTAAAAACCTCTGTCGGGATTCCAAGTCGTCGGGCTTCATCAATCAATTGCTCCAGGCTGGGCACCTCATGCTGGATGGGCGCGCCGCCGGGGCCGCTCACTTCCTTACGGTCGACAAAGGCGCCGAGGATGCGCGCCGCGTTCTCACGCGCCTTATGGCGGTCGGCGATCTTGATTTCGAACCCATCGCGCGTTTTCTTCACGCCTTCGTAGATCATCTTTGCGGCCGGCGATAGGTTGCGGCTGTCTTGCGGCACGACGCGCATCACACCCTCCCCCTCGCACTCGGGGCACGACGGGTGGGGCGCTGCGGTGCGGCGGTAACCGAAGCCCCCGGCGATGTCGGGCAGCGGTTCGGGTGGATCGGCCGCCTCGGCACGCTGGCACGCCTCGAGGAACTCGCGCTCCTTCCATTGGTAGAGGTGATTATCGCCATGGCAAAAGCGACACGCGCCGATACGGGTGCCGATCAATTCGTTCACGTCGGCGCTGGCGATTTGGAGGAACTCGGTTATCGCGTCGGCGATCGTCCACTCGGCTTTTTCCGATACAGCCTCGCGAAGCTCTTTGATCCGATCGGCCACGCTTGCGATGCGTAGCCACTTGGCCGCTCCGACCCGATCGCTCTCCGTTACGGCCGATCCATCGCCACGCTGGGCTATACCGTAACTCACGCTCGACGGCTTTCCGCTCGCCACAAGCTGCGCGAATTTTTCATGCCGGATATTTTTAAGCACAGTCATGGCCACGGTTATGGGGGTTTTTGGCCGTTGCGTCAAGGCCGTCATCCACCCTAGTTGACTGACAAACTGGCTGACATCAAAAAACCCTTTCAATTCAACACTGTCATCCAGTCAGTCAACTATATCCTATATAAAAGAGATTCTTATCTATACATCCTAAGAGGGGTAGGATATGTATATTTGTAAATAGTTTGCGAGGTGGGTTGCTGACGGCTGACTGGATGACACAAT